TCATTCGTCGTCGCTACCGTAGAAGGGATGCGGCCGCCCGAACCAGCGCATGTTCTCGCTGTTGCGGAACTTTGTCAGCGCCTGGATGGCGGCATTGAATGCTTTCGGCTCGTTGAGGAACTCGTCCTCGTTGGCCACCATGTCAGTGAGCAACTGCAACTTGGCGATGACATCGTTCTTGCTGCGCACTGGCGCGTCGATGACGGCCTCCTCAAGGATGCCTATGGCACCTGCGAGGTGATCCAGAACGCCATTGGGGATATCGTATTGCAGATAACCGCCGCCAGTATCGCAGATCTGGTTTCGCATGGCCACGAGGGCCGGCAGCAGCGACGGCTGCGATTGATTGGCAGTCTCGATAGGCCGCGGCATTGCTACATGCAGGTTCATGTTCTTCGTCCCCTAGTTGATGAACAAGAGGATGAACATGGCTCGGCAACGGGTCGAGCACATAAATCGCGCTGATTATAAATCAGCTAGTCAAGTTTTGCAAATCTGTCAAGCGACATTGTCATCGGCTTGAGGCCGGCTTTACGTTCGGCCCAAGCTTCGCGTTTGCGTTCAATTTTTCGTATTGCAGGGATCAAAGTTAATTCACGCCAGCGACGATCTAGCCTGGCATCATCCACGAAGCACTTTAGTAATTCGAGTACATCCGTTCCGGTGACGGTGTGGGCGGTTCGCCCGAAGTGATGGCTGCGTATAAAGCGAAAGAGGTCCATCAGGCCGGAGCCCTTGATGGCCATGATTTTGCGACGGTGCCGCGGAAGGCAAAGTCGTAGACGGCATCCATGGTCGTGCCGTCGCCGGAGTCAATGCAGGCCGCATCGATGCCGAGCGAGCCGCCGAAAGGATGGCGCCACTTCGTCCTCAGCAGGTCGTCAAGATCCGACCAGGTGCCGGCATCGTCCCATCGCCCCCATATGATGCGGTGGCCAAGTACGTGCGCAACACCGTGCCGGTCCCAGCCGACAAGCGTGACCTCGATGCGGTCGTGCTGGACGCCGCAACCTGCCGTGATGGCCAGAACGTCTTCAGGGATAGCCTCGAGGCCGAATGCCTGGCGGCTATCGAACAGAGTCATCTCGTCGAGCTCTTCGCCACCGTCCCCGGTGCCTTCCGCCAAGATGGTATTGATGAAGGTTCGAAGGTCTTCCGGATCCTTCTTTGCCTGAAGGAACTCGGCGGCCAGCTTGCCCCACGCAACGTTCTCCAGCGGGCTAATGAGGGCATTGATGTGGAAGCCGGCGTGCCCTTTGACTTCGGGCGCCGTAGCGCGCCAGCGGCCGGCGGCAAGCATTCCAAGCTTATGCTTGTCTTCAGTCTCTGTGCCACACGACGGGCAGAACCATGCGGCCCTTTCCGGCTCACCTTCTGGCCACCTGATGTCCTTCCACATGATGACGTGGTAGTCGCCGCAGTGCGGGCACGGGACCTCGAATATCCGCTTGTCGCTGGTTTCGTATGCTCGGATGACGCTCGACGTGACCGCGTCCACCGGCGTGCTGCCAATGACAATCTTGCGGTCGGGAAACGATAAAGTCCGTTTCTCGGCCAGGAGGATCGGATTGCCTTCTGCGCCGGGCGGCATGGCATCGGCTTCATCTATGAAGAGGACGCGCACGTTGTGCCGGCGCAGGTTTTTCGGCGACTTTGCCGCCACGATCTTTAGCGAGCCGCCGGGGAAGCACCGAGAAAGCATTGTGTCGCGGGCGCCCTCTACACTGTCGCCAGACAGCAGCGTCGCAAGTGCAGGGCTTGCGCCGAAGATCGGTTCAATGTCAGAGACGAGATAGTCGCGGCAATCGTCTTCCGTAGGAAGCAGCGCCAAGATGTGCGACGGGTCGTTCGCCACGAACGATGCAACGGCACTGGTCAGCAGGGTGGTGAAGCCCACCCGCACCGGCTTGACCAGCGTAACCCGCTCAATCGTCGGATCCGAGATGGCGTCGGCAATCTCCCGCTGATACTGATACAGCGAGACACGCCCAGGCAGTGCGGAGACCGACTCAGGTAGTCTGATTTCTTTCTCAATCCAATTTGATAGCCTCATCCTCGGCGGAGGCTTCGCCGCTTGCAGCGCCCTGCGGCGCAGTGACTTCATCATTGCTTAGTGCCTCAAGTGCATCGCGGATCTCGCGATCGACGATGTCTATTTCAGCCGCGCCGAACGTCGAGGAGCGTCGCCGGCAGCGGGATGGAACGGAAAGCATGGCGCTCCGAACGGTTCGAATGATGCCCTGCCACTCGCGGACGACATCTTCGGCGCGGACAAGCTCGCCGCGTTCCTTCGCGTTTTTCAGTTCGTGCCCATCGGCCTGTTCCTTGGCCAGCCTGGCGCGCTCGCGGTCGAGGTCGAGTTCAGCAGTCTTGCCGGCAGCCTTGCCAGAAGCGTGCGCGATGTACGCCTGGATGGTGGCGGCAGCGTCGAACATGCCAGGTGATGGACGAACCGCGATTCCTTCCTCAACAAGCTGGTTCAGGCGGCGCGTGGAAATGCCCAAGAGGCCAGCCAGCGCGGCGGTTTTCATTTGCATAGGAATGCTCTCCCAAGGGAAGGAAACGCTATAGGATTTGATTCAGCGCCTTGAACGCCGGGCCGTCGCGCCCGCCGCTCTCCCAGCCCTAGAGCAGGTCCTGTGATCGATGAATCGATTGTGATGTGACCGATTGAGCCGAAGCTGATTCAACATTCCCAGCAGGGAGGTGGATGATGGCGCAGGCATTGAGCGATGATCTTCGGTTGCGTGTGTTGAAAGCGTCTGCGGCAGGCATGTCCGCTCGACAGGCCGCAGCCAGGTTTGGAGTTGGGATCTCGACAGCGATCCGCTGGATTGCAAGAGCGAAGCAAGGTGAGCCGACGCCCCGGCCACAAGGTTGGAGACGACCGTCGGCACTGGATGCACACGAGGCGTTTGTCGTGGACCTGATAGAAGACCGGAAGGACGTGACGCTCGATGAAATGGTCGAGCACTTGTCCATCGAGCGGCAGGTGAAGATCAGCCGGAGTGCACTGGGTGCCTGGCTGCGAACGCGTGGATGGACGTTTAAAAAAAGTCCGCACATGCATTGGAGCAAGAGCGGCCGGATGTCCTGAAGCGTCGGCGTCTCTGGTTTGATGGTCAGCTCGATCTCGACCCGGAGAAGCTGATCTTCATCGACGAAACCGGCCTCTCCACGAAGATGGCACGCCTACGGGGACGTGCCCTTCGAGGCGAGCGTTGCCGAGCTGGCATGCCGCACGGGCACTGGAAAACAACCACCTTTACCGGAGCACTGCGCCTTACCGGAATGACCGCACCATTTGTCTACGATGGCGCGATGAACGGTAACGTCTTCCTGGCCTACGTCGAGCAGGTGCTAGTCCCCACCCTTCAGGCCGGAGATGTCGTCGTAATGGACAACCTCCCGGCACATAAGACAGCCGGGGTTCGCGATGCCATTGAGCGTGCCGGTGCCGAGCTCATGTTTCTCCCGCCCTACAGCCCCGACTTCAATCCCATTGAGAACGCATTCTCTAAACTCAAAGCCATGTTGCGAGGCAGGGCAGAGCGGAAGATCGATGCCCTCTGGGACGCGGTCGGTGCTTTGATGCCCCGCTTTACACCGGCAGAATGCGCCAACTACTTCAGGGCAGCCGGATATGACCCGGATTGAACAGGATCTGCTCTAGACAGGGACCCGTTAAATGGCGGAATCCGCAGACCGAATTGCATCGGGTAGGTATTTGTACCGTCGCAAAAGTAACAATTCGTTAACTATTCGCGGTTGATGTAGCTACATCCTTAAGTAGCCATGACGGCTCGATTCCCGCACACCATTAGAGTTATCATGACCAGCATTCTGACGAATGTCGGCGCCGTTTCGGCGCTGCAAGTACTACGATCGATCTCCAGTCAGATGGCCCAAACACAGGGCCAGGTTTCCTCTGGGCTGCGCGTGGGAACAGCAGCTGACAACGCAGCCTATTGGTCGATCGCAACAACTATGCGGTCGGACAATATGGCGCTTTCTGCAGTGCAGGATGCGCTCGGGCTGGGCGCGGCGAAGGTCGACACTGCTTATGCAGGTATGACTGCCGTCGTTGATGTGCTGAAGGAGTTCAAGGCCAAGCTCGTTGCGGCCGCCGAAGATGGTGTCGACAAAACAAAGATCCAGGAGGAGCTCGAGCAACTGAAGCAGCAGGTGGTAGCTATTTCCGAGGCAGCTAGCTTCAGTGGGGAGAACTGGCTGAATACTTCGGTTCAAGACTTGTCAGCCCCCTCACAAGGAACGGCGTCTGTGGTTTCGTCCTTTGTTCGAGCCTCTGGCGGATCTGTGGGCGTCAAGAAAATCGACGTAGAACTTTCGAAGCTAAGTCTATTTAACTCCACAGGCGGCGGGCTTCTAGATACCGTTAGCCTGACTAGGAGCGTGGGAGATTTAGGTGGAATGCTGGTCGATGGATACTGGTCAGACGACGTAAGTGAAGTCGGAACTCGGGGGCAAGCATACTTTCAGTTGAATGGTGCAGTGGAAACACTAAGTCCGACTGACGAAATTACGTTTGACCTCGTCCTAGATCGGAGCATTTACTCCCCCGGACAAACCCACAACATAGTTATTGATCGGGCAAAAGTCGAAGCAGCTCTGGGGGTGGCCGGAGGTGCCATAAACAGCGCGCAAGATTGGGTGACGGTCCTTAATCATGCCCTAGCGCCACTGGGAGGGACGGTTAGTGCATTTGCGATCCCTGGCAATCCGTTGGGAGTATATTACTTTCAGAGCGAAGATAATTCGGGAGAGCCAGGATCTTACGTCGAAATAATCAATGTGACGTCGTCCCTCCCTGGGGGCAACGCCTTCAATCTAGAGAATGGCCCCTGGTTCGAGCGCGGGAATACCGCCGCACAGGTCAGTTTCGCATTTTCTCAACAATTTTCGCTGCTCGACGGTGAGAATGTTGACTTCAATTTAATGATTGGCTCGTCCGGTTATCTCCCGAAGTCCATTACGAAGAATGTAATCGACATGGCGCTCGGAGTTACTGATGGGACTGTACGCTCGGCCCAGGATTTGGCTACGCTACTTCAACATGTTGCCGGCCCTCAAGCTATCATAACAGCATCGGGAGGTCAGATCAGTATTTCGGTCAATGACGCCGTTGATCAACAACTCGGAAGCAAGTCTTGGATCCTGTTCAATGGGCTGCAAACAAATCTGGTGACGACTGAAAAGGGATTTTTGTCAATTGACATCGCCGGCACAGCGGCAGAACTTGCGTCGGATCTCAGTTATGTCGAGGGCTTGCTAGCCGCAGCGACAGACGGAGCATCTATTCTGGGTGCCCTCCAATCTCGCATTGACATGCAGTCCGAGTTCGTCAGCAAGCTCACCGACAGCATCGATACTGGCATCGGAAGACTCGTTGACGCAGACATGAATGAGGCGTCCACGAGGCTGAAAGCTCTTCAAACGCAAGAGCAGTTGGCGATTCAATCACTGTCGATCGCCAACGCTAATGCAGAAAACGTGCTGACGCTCTTTAGGTAACGCCTTCACCGCAGGTTCAGCGCCAGGGTGATGATCGACGAGTAGCGGCTGTTGACAGCCTTCACTTCCCATAAGGGGGTGCCAGGTAGGTCATTGCCCCGAATCACGTCGCCAACCTGAAATGTGATGGTCGGCAGGTCGGCGCGGTTCAGGACAAGTTCCGATTCCGCCGCGGTAAAGGTGGTTGTCAGACCGTTGCCGATGTTGATGGTGCCCACGGGTTTGGGGGTGTGAAGCACTCCGCGTATGTTCTGCACGGGGCGGCCGGGATCCGCCGTTCCGTTTTTCTGAGGGAGGTGCCGGACGCTTTCATCGAAGGCGCCGAGGACGGCCGCATCGGCGGCCGCCTCCATTTGCTTCCAGTCCACGACCTTAGCCGTTCAGCCAGACGATGCCCGTTGCAGACGGATTCGCCGCAACAGCAACCGCCTTGCCGACAAGCGTATTGTCGGTGGACACCGTGGTGGCAACGCCTGCCGAGGTAGCATAGATCGCCGCGCCGACCGTCCAAGCCTGTGCCGAGGTTTTGGCAAGTTCAAAGACGCCGGCGGTCATAATTTCCACCGGCGCACCGGAAGCGGCATCAGTGACGGCCACGCCCGCAAGCGTGCCGACAATCACCAAATCGCCAGACGAGACGTTCGCTGGTGCGGTAACGGTGATGATGTCACCGGTGGAGATGAAATTTTTCATGTCAGAATCCTGAAGTGAAGATCGGAAGGAAGGTCGTGACGCGCTTGCCCTCAAGCGCTGCAATGTCGCGATCGATGGCGGCAATGGCCCGCTCGAGTTCCGCAATGCTGCGGTAGGTCACGCGTCGCCGCGTGCCCCCCGAAGGGAACTCTGTTTCCAACTGGCCATTGGAGCGGGCTGCGACTAGCGCAGCCCTTTGAGCCAGAAGCTCTTCCATTATGCGCCGGAGTTCTTGTAGGCGCCGCGGAAGTCGATCGAGCCGACCGCGAAGTCCAGAGAAGCAGCAACCTTGACGGCCTGCGTGTCGAAATCCCGCTCACTGCGAATTACCGGGCCTTCGGTGCCGCCGACGTAGCCGTAAACCACGACCGGTGCCGCTGCAGGGCTGGCGAAAACGTACCATTCCTTGCCGGTGATGTTGGCGTCGACAACGAGCTCGGCGAAGCCGCTCCAGACGTTGACGTCGCTTGCCTTCGTAGCGTTCACAGCCGCGAGGATCATGCGGCCCGCGACTTCCTGCTGGGGACCAACGACCAGATATGCGGGCTGGAGATTGAGCACCATGCCGTCAAGCGACTTCTGTGCGCGCAGGGCGGCAACAGCCACGCCGACGTTGGTGCCGTCCAGCGCAGTACCGGACGCGGCCAGGTTGGCGTGGCTCGCGTGGAACAGCGCAACGCCGTCGGACAGCGCGGCGTTGGTGGAAAGCACGCCGTATGCAAGCTTGTTCTCGTCGTTGGCTACGCGGATGGCGATGCCGGACGAGAAGTCGCTGAGGGCCGAAAGGTCATCGTTGATGAGCGCGCGGCGGCCGATTGCGATGCCCGTGCCGTACTCCCTGGCACTGATCTTCTCGGCATTTTCCGAGATGGTGCCGTATTCAGTTTCGCCGCCTTCGTTGATCTGCTTGAAGGCAGGAACGTCGCCGACGCGAAGGAACGAGTGTTCCTTGAAGTCGCTGAAGGGCTTGCGTGCCGCCCAGGTGCGGTAGGTTGGCGCGGCGACCTGATACTGGCTCATCAACGCCTTGTTTGCGGCATCAACAAGCAGAAGCGGAAAATCCGACGTGGAACGGGCGCCGACTGCACGCTGAAGCAGGGCATCCTTGTCGCGAAGGTTGACGCGCTCACCGCGGGCAGCGGCAATGTCGCCGACCAGGTCGAGAACGGAGTGGCCACGGTATTCAGTTGCGCGGCCCTCAAGCTTGACCGAGCCGGGGGCGATGCGGTGCGCCAGGGCATCCGCCATAGCCGAGCGGATCTCGGTGGGGTCGGTGTGGTCAACGCCCATCTGGACGGTGCGGACGGTGGACGTTGCGGCAGTGCGAGCCGCGAGGGCTGCGAGGGCGGCAGCGTTCACGGTGGCCACGTCGGACTCGGCATCAATGTGGTGGTCGACGAAATCCTGGCCAAGACCGGCAGCCTTGGCTGCGGCGCGGATCTGGCCGTTGATTTCTCCGCGGTTGGCAGCGGGCTCGGTGGTGGTGGTAACGGTGGTCAAAGGAGTACTCCGGATTTTGGAAGATGGGTCGGCGGGAATTGCAACGAGGGAACACTCGTCGATCCGCCACGCTGTTGCCGTCAGGGTGCGCTTGCCCTTTGGCTTGGACTCGGCCCACGCGTCGACGCGGTAGCCGATTCATGCTCCGAATGAGCGGCCGTCAGACAGTTCTGCCGCGATGCGCTTGGCTCGTTCGGAATGCTTTGAGAGGCGGGCCGTGCCGATGATCTGGCCGTTCTCGCGGCGCACATTTGTGATGTCGCCGAGGTTGTTGTCGAGGTCGGGCCGATGGTCCGCCAAAAGCGGAATCACCTCTGGCCAACTTGCTCCGGCAATGTCGAGGACTTCGGCGAAGACGCCGCGACTATCGCGCCTCTCGACGGCACTACCCGCCGAGAGAATAAGGTCGAAGGTCCATTCCTTGGCATCCCACGACGACGCGCGCATAGGGGCGGCCCGCGTGAACGGGTCGGTGCTGGTGGTCATATCTGCTCCAGAGGTTAGGCCGCTTCGGCGGCGGCGGGTGGTTCGTTGTCGTTGGCGGCCTTGCCGAAGACCAGGCCGAGGCTTTTGGCGCGGCCTTGCTCTTCCGCGAGGTCGGCGTCGACGGCTTCCACGTCTTCACCGCGAGCGGCGAGAAGTGCCCGGCGGGTGGTAAGACCGGCCGCCAGTTCCATCGTCTCCGCGGTGACGTCCTTGACCGGCTCGAGGCTTGGCCAACGTGGGGTCGTATGCTTGACGGGCATCGCTTCGGCTACCGTGGTAGCCACGCGGCCAGACAGCACCTCTAGGGTTGCCCAGCGCCGCCAGACGGGCACGCACACCTGCGGAATAAAGGTGTGCCACTGGACTGTCTCCACCCGGTGACGCCACGCCGTCGTGGCTGCTTCAGGGAGGAATAGTTTGCCTGGGTGACGTCGCCGAAGGCATGGGCCGGAAGGCCAAGGCCAGCCGCAATTTCGCGCTCCGTGATGGATGCGAAATCGACCACGTCCGTGCCGATCTGTGCGGGGTTCGAGAACTTTATGTCCTCACCGTGCGCCAGATATTTGAGGGTGCCAGGCTCGAGGCCGCCGACAAGCGTGTTGCCCTGCTGCTCGCGGTCCATTGGCGAGCCGGCACCGTCTGCGCTGGTGATGAAGCCCGCGAAGGCTGCGGCCACGCGTTGGCGCATCAGTTGCGCGTCGCGCCAGCCGTCGAGATCCGACAGGCGGACAAGGACCGGGGCAAACCACGACAATCCGCGAACCTGGCCGGGCCAATCCTGCCGGAAAACGTGGATGACGTCTTCAGCCGGGATGCGTTGACGTTGCCGCTGGACCGTGAACTCCAGGCCGACGGGGTTATTGAAGACGTGATAAGCAACGCGCCGGCCGCTGGAGTCGAACTCCACACCCTGCACGATCCGGCTACCGTTGGTCAGCGTGGTGCTATATGAGGCGTCCAGTTGTTCTGGATCCAGAACGCGGATGCGCAATCCGTCTTCCGTGTTCAGCATGAGGGCGAGCCCTTCGCCGACGATGACCATGGAACGAAACAGCGCGGCTTGCTGACCATACCAGTCGGTGCGGCCTTCATCATCAGCGACGTCGGTCCAGGCGGCATGGGCCGCATTAAGGGCTTCCCGATTTGCCTTGTCAGGATGCCGCGAGCCAGGGACGATGCCGGCGCCGATGGCCTGCGTGACCCAGGCGGACACGCCAGCCGCGGCGAGCGGATTGTTGGCGACAGCAAAGCGGGCACGAACCGCAAGCGGCCCAAGGGCAACGCTTGCCGCTGCAAGCGGTGCAGGCATTCCGTGGATGCCCTGGCCGCGTCGACCACCTCCCGCGCCATTGTAGGAGCGTTTGCCGGTGAAGAGTGACTTGAGCCGCTCAAACATGGCTTGTCCCGAAGAACTTGGAAGCCCATGCGCGAACCGCGGTCCAGCAGAGCCAGGCCGGAACCCGAAGGCTTACGCCATCGTCGGCATAGACCGACCACTCGCTGTCATAGCCAATCGCCCGCGGCCTGCCGTTCTCGGTCGCGAACTTGAAAGCGTCGGCAACCACTTCGGCTGTGATCCGAACGTGCCGGATGCGCAGCTTGGCTAAGAGCGCGAGGGCGAACACGTCGGCCGGGGAATAGGAGGGCCGACCATTCCGACGATCGCCGACGGTGTGACCGGACGCGCGAGCGAAGGTAATCCACAGGGACACGGTGCTGATAGGCGCGTCAAGAAACTGACTGACCTCACTAAGATTGAAGGCGCTGTCGGTCCACCATGCGGGCACGATAAAAGAGCCGCCCGAAGGCGGTGAAGGGTTGGCCATTGCCACCTCCGGTTTTTTGCAGGTTGAACGATGAGGGTTTAAAAAATGCCCGGCGCCAAGGGAGTGTCGGCCCGGCGCCGGGCACTATCGCGAAGACACCTCATGTCGGCGCGAATAGAAACTTTGCCGGTGCTGCGGCTGCACGCGCACACGGCATCGATCAGCGGGATGAAGGAGCCCGCCAATGCTGGAAATGGAAAAGCCCCGCCGAAGCGGGGCGAGGATGACGTCGGGAGCCGCCCTCCTATTCAAGAGGGCTGAAATCCCGTCGAAGTGGTACTAGGCCGCGATCTTTTCTGAAATTTTCTTCAGCACGTTCGCGACTGCCTTCCGGCCCATGCGGTGCGCCGACGATTCAGCGTAGCCTTTGGCAAGGCCGATCGTGCGGAATGAGGCGTCGTCGAGGATAGCGTCGACGACGAGCAGATCCTCCGCATCGAAGCCAGCGGACGCCAACTCGTCTGCCCGGTCCATCTCTGAAAGAGCCTCGTGCATCGGTGCAGATGTCGCGCCTTCGCCGATGCCGTTGATGTCGGAAATGCCGGCGAGCCTGCCGTAGTCCGTGGCAACGCCGTCGGGCAGACGCTTGACCGGCGGCATTACCTTGGTGTTGGCGATGGCTTCCTTGAGGGTGTTGTCGTTGGCAGCAGCGCGGGCCGTGCGTGGCGGCGGCGAGATTGAGCCGGGTGCATCTGGACGCTGGCTCGAGATGTACCGCTCGCGGCCTGCCAGGCGAATGTAAGTGCCGTTCTCGGAGGGTTGCCGCTCGACATGCTTTGCCAGGCGGGTGAGCCGGTCCGCTATGTCCGAGATGCAGGCCGTGAGGGTCATGCCACGCTCGCATGGTCCACGTAGTCGACCACTTCGGCAAAGATGCCGTCCGGTCCACGGGTCAGGATAACGAGCCGTGGCGCAATGCCGGAGGCGTCGACGCCCACGACGGTTACAGGCTTGCCGGTTTTGGGATGCAGGCCCTTTAGTTGTTCTGCGAGTGCATTCACTTCGGTCATTCGCTTTCTCTCTCCTCGATTAGGTTGATGAACTGGCGCATTGCGACTGTCTCCAGTTGGTCACTCCTATAAAGGGGAGTGACGCAACTGGCGCACTGGCGCACATTCAATGTTTTCAATGACTTGCCAGTTGCTTTTTCAGACTGGCGCAGAACTGGCGCAAATCATTCTTCGTCCACGCGGTTGGCCCATTCGCCGACGACGAGGAAAGGCCGCTTTTTGCGGTTCTCATCCTCCATCACCACGGACTTGAGGGCACCCGATTTCGTCCATACGCGAAGCATGGCTTTGATCTTGTCCCTGTCGTCCTCGACGTCCAAGTGCAGTGCTGCGGCAACGGCTTGACCGGCCCAATTAGCGGCTTGAATGTCTGCCTTGTAAGCACCGGCGTTGGTTTCCTTCTGAACGGCCAGCAGGTCTGCCACGGTGTGCCCCTGCGTCGCGTCTGGCCATTGCCACGCTGTGACGACGCCCACGTGGTCGGAAGGCCGGTCGCGGGTAGCGCTGAGCAGATCGACACTCTCGATTTTATACCATCGCGAGGACTCCGACTGCGGCGCCATGTTTGCCTTGGCGTCGGTAGCTCTGAAGTAGACGTGCCTGTTGTCGACGTTCGCCTTGGTGGCCTCATCTGCGGACATCGGGTTTAAAGCAATCGCCGAACGCGCTGCGCCGATAAGGGACACGGCGCCCCGCGCCGACTCCGCATTGACCTCGTTGCCGCCCAGCTTTTTGGAGTGGTGTATGAGCTCTGCAGCGATGTTGGTTTCCGAGATGACAGGAGCCCAAAACTGCTTGATGACTAAGTCGATTGCCATGTTGTCGTTCTCACTCACAGCGTGGGTGGAAACGAAAGGGTCGACCACCATCACGTCAATCTTCCGCCGGAGGATCTCACCCTTCAGCCCGTCCCGGAATGGTGCGACAATGACCGTCTCGTTCTTCGTCTGCTTTGCCGTGACGAACTCCTGATCGCGGAACGAGTCGACATAGAGGAAGCCTCGGATTTCGTCCTCCCGGATGCCGTAGTGAACGCACGCGGCTGCGAGGCGGCGATCGAGTTCTTCCTTCGGATCCTCGTTCAGCAACCAGACGCGAGCGCGTTCATGGACCTCTTCACCGAGAAGATTGCGGCCCGTGGCCATGGCTACCGCCTCGACGATGGCCTTGCCGGTCTTACCGACGCCGCCTGGCGATACGGTCAGTGAGACGTACTTGCGGATATAGTGCCGCCCGTAGATCCATTGCCGCGGCGGAATGTTTCGCGGGTCAACCCACTTCCATTCTGTCGCGGTAATCAGGGACGTGTTGTCTTTTGCAGCCTGCGCGGTGTTGTCGTTGGCAGCGGCCACCGGCTTGGTGCCCGCCTTCGGACCGAAGATACGGACGGTTTCAGGAATCTTGCCAGCCATCATGTCGCCTCCGTCGCATAGTCGCAGCCGACCTTTGTCGGCATTCGGATAGTCACCTCGACTCCGGCGTCATGCCAACGGGCCGCACATGCCTCGGCCGCGCGTTCGCCGGTTCCGGAGGCATCATTGTCAGCTAAGATTATGAGGGCATCAGGACCGGGTACGACGGGTAGCGCCTTGATGCCACCTGCAGTCAGGCAAGCCCATATCGGCCGGAAGTCGGTAGCGAGGGCAGTTTCGATGCCCGCAGCGACCGCAAGGCCAAACGGAGCCTCGATTTCATAAAGACGGACGGCAGCGCCACGTGCCAGACCCAGCATCATTTTACCGGGTGCGGCTTTGCCGCTGCCGTCCGGCAATAGGGCGGTGCGATGGACGCCGCGCGGTTCGCCTGTGAGGCAGTCAGCCATCAGGGCGACCATGGCGGGGTGCCGCTCGGTCCTGAATGGGCAGGAAGGATGGAACCGGAGTACCGTGCCGTCATACGTGAGGCCGCGGCTGGAGAGATAGGTTCCGCTACGGTCCCGCGATCGGGTCGGCTTGCTGCCAGATCGTCATCCCGCGCTCTATGCGCAGACGCTCGTCGGCTAGAGCAGATTCGATTTAGTCCGGGTCATATCCGGCCGCCTCGAAGTAGTGCCGGCATTCCTGCGGGGTGAAGGCGGGGAGGCAGTCGGCGACCGCTGACCAGAGATCTTCAATGGTTCTGGCGGCGGCTTTTCTGAGCAGGGCCTTCAGCTTCGAGAAAGCCATCTCGATGGGTTGAAGTCTGGCGAGTATGGCGGGAGGAACAGGAGCCGTGCGCCAACCTTCTCGATAGCCTCGCGCACACCGCTGATCTTGTGAGCAGGCAGGTTATCCATGACGACGATGTCGCCGGGCCGAAGCTCGGGTGCGAGAACCTGCTCGGCATAGGCGAGGAAGGCGGGGCCGTTCATCGGCCCATCAAGCAACAT